CACTATTGCCGTCAAATACCTCAGTATCAAACGTAATAGTTTGTGCAGAATCATTTGCTGCTAAGTTATTTTGATTACCCGACTTACGAACTTGAAACGCTGGCTGTAATGGCTTGGTGACCGCACCTGTGGAATTAATCCGCATGGCTTCTGCGTTAGACGAACCATTAACACGAGTAGTAAATATTAAAGCACCTGCATAATTATCATTAGTACCATTTTCTTTGATACCTTGAATGGAACCCATATTTGTAATATCACCAGCAGCATTATATTTTGCTCTAAAAACAATACCTCCACCAACTCCTGTAGCAAATGAAGTATCATCAGCAATTATAACATTTGATCTAGCATCACCAGACGAAGTAGTAGTGCCTTGAATGTGCAATGTTTGACTAGGCGTTACCCCAATGCCAACTCTATTGTTACCACCATCAACAAACAACATATTAGCGTTGCCATCACTCTCAACACGGAAGTCTAGGTCTTTTGAACTATTATTAATAACTGTTTCTGTTGTATCAACAGATATTCTATTTACATTAGACCCTGCTGTCATTGTTTGTATTCTTAACTGACCATCTTCTGTACCATCTGTAACATCACCTAGAACGCCAATAATATTTGCATATGTAATTATTTCACTTGCACTATTTTCAGCTTTATAGTTAATATTACCCATAATATCACCATCAGCAGGACTTGATGAGTCACGATATAAGTCTAAAACAGGACCAACAGAAGCGTCTGCATCAGTAGAAAATAAAACTAGATTTGCTGTATTATCAGTTGTCTTAATATTAAGAACACCCCCAGCATCAGTAGATGTATTAATACAAATGTGGTCATTGCCACCATCTATAAATAAAAGGTTAGCAGAGTTGTTACCCTCAACACGGAAGTCTATGTCTTGAGAGTCTTCGTTAAATACAATCTCGCCATTTACAAGCGAACCAGATGATTTTGTTCCTGCATCAATATGAAAATAATCTTTGTCTACCCCATCTGTAGCTACAATTATTTGAAACTTACCAAACTCGTCTCCGTTGGTAACGTCTGTAGGTCTAGCAAACATTGCAACGTATCTTGTTTCGTCCCCGTTACTGTCTTCGCCAGTAAAATCAATTATGCCTAGCGCATCCCCATCAGCAGGACTTCCACTATTTCTAAACATTGTTAATTTAGGACCAGAACTACCGTCTGCATCTGTTGATATAAGCGTTAGCTGTGCAGTGTTATCAGCAGTGCTAATAGTAGACCCAGCATTAGCAGCAAACCCACCGTTAAACACAGTCGCAGCCGTGGTGGTCAGGACGCCTGTTACTAGGGCAGTCGTTGCCATGTTTACAGCACCGTCAATATCTACTACATCAAGGTTTGTTGTACCGTCTACGTCTAAGTCACCTGTAATAGTTGCATCATCACCTACTGCTAGATCATCAGAGATGGTAGCTGACGTAGTGTTTACACTTACAGCCTTAGAGCCAATATATCCTGCCATTAGGTTATCTCCATGTAACTCATTACTACTGAAACTTTATCAGCTACTGAGCAATCAATCTTAATGATGTCACCTACGTTAGCTACGATCTTACCATCTAGTACAGACAGTGATGAGCCAACTGGAATAGCTACATCTTTCACAAGTTGTGCTGTAGTGTTCTGTGTCTGGCTTGTCTGAGTAGTTGTACTGACCAGTGAGACTGAAGCAGTTACTTGTGAACTGTGTACGTTACATAAGAATAGTCCAAGTATAATAACTGTACTACCTGATTGTACTGTATATAATGTTTCGGGTGTACCTGCACTAGCTGGTGCTACATCCCTTGTAATTGTTTTAAATGTGTTAGCCATTGTTTTCTCCTATATCAACCAAGCGCAATGGCTAGGGCTGTGGCGTCATCTGTCGTTGCAACTATACCAGCGGCTGCAGGTAAAGTCAAGGTTACATCTGCAGTAGATGCAGGTCCGATTAGTGTTACTTTGTTTGTACCATTGTCTGAGTCCTCAAAGAACTCTACAAAGCCAGCACCTGTAGCTCCGTTCTTTACAGATACACCTGCATTAGCTATTGCAGTAGCTGTAAGTGTAGCTACTCCTGTAACCTGCAGAGTACTTGCCATATCTACAGCACCGTCAATGTCTACTACGTCTAAGTTAGTAGTTCCCTCTACATCTATAGCACCACTAATATCTAATGAGCCAAAAGCACCTACACCTGTAGTAGTAATGTTAGATGCACCATTGTCTATAGCACCAAAGCCAGAAGTAATACTACCTGAGTTTAATGCACCAGTAGTAACAATGTTACCCCCACCTACACTATGACTTGCAAAGTATGTAGACACTGTATCTACATTAGTCATACGCATAGTTCCAGCATCATTGATAAGGATACCGTCACCACTTGCTACTGCTGTAGTACCTCTTGAAGTACCACCATCAATAAGGTTTATCTCTGCAGTTGTAGCTGTAACACCATCAAGGATGTTTAACTCAGCGGCTGTAGATGTTACACCGTCAAGTATGTTTAGTTCTGCTGCAGTTGACGTAACGCCATCAAGAATGTTAAGCTCTGCTGCAGTACTTGTTACACCATCAAGAATGTTAAGTTCTGCTGCAGTAGCAGTTATGGCTGTACCATTAAAGTTAATGGCATCTACATAGGCAGTACCATCAATGTACAAGTCTTTAAACTCTAGTGAGCTAGATCCTAAGTCTACGTCATTGTCAGTTGTAGGTAAAATAGAACCATTGTTAAATGTAACTTGTGTCTCACCACCAGTAGTAACTGTGATTACATCTGATCCACTAAAGGCAATGCTAGTGTTTGTATCTGAGTCACCTGTAATACTATCTAGCTGTATGTCACCTGCATTAGTAAAGTTTGAGTCACTGAGATCAAATGTACCTGTAACATCTAAGTTACCACCTACAGATAAATTACCTGATATATCTACTGCACCATTAATATCTACTGTAGTTGCAGCTATCTGTACTTCAGTGTCAGCTACAATGTCTAACTGTCCATCTGTACTTGAGTTGATGTACAGGCCAGTATCACGAAATTGTATCTTATTATCTGTAGCTACTGTAGTTGCAGCTGCAATGTTTACTGCACCGTCAATATCTACAACGTCTAAGTTTGTTGTACCGTTTACATCAATGTTACCACTAATGTCCAATGAGGCAGCAATAATCTCACCACTTGCATTGATTGCACCGTTAATGTCTATTGTTGTAGCTGCAATTTGTATCTCAGTATCTGCAACAATATCTAGCTGACCATCTGCGCTAGAGTTAATGTAGATAGCACTATCACGAAAGCCTACCTTCTTGTCTGTAGCTACAAGTATATCTTCTGCAAGTCCATCAATGTAGGCACTACCATCAATGTATATGTTACGCCACTGTTGGCTTGAACTACCTAAGTCAAATGTATCATCATCGTCAGGTATAATGTGTGAGTCAACATCTGCACCAAATACTATATTGTCACTGGCTGAGTCACCAAGAGTAAGTGTACCACCATTAAATGTAGTAGTACCAGTTACTGTAGCGTTACCTGCAACTGTAAGATTACCACCTACAGCTAAGTTACCAGATATGTCTGCAGCACCATTCATGTCAATGGTAGTTGCAGCTATCTGTATTTCTGTATCAGCTACGAGATCAAGTTGACCATCAGCAGATGAGTTAATATAAATAGCGGTATCACGAAACTGTATCTTCTCAGTAGAGGCTATAAGTAGATCATCAGAAAACTCAAAGTAGTCTTCGTCTTCCATCCACTTTAATACACCATCATTACTTTCACCGTCAAAGGTAACAGTAATATCTGTACCTGAAGTAGCTGCACCAAACGTAAGTGTGTTACTTAATAGCTTAGTAATTGGCGCACCTTCTGTAGAAGTGCCATCATGCGTGTGTCCAGAGGAAGCATTAAAGGCAGCTAGAAGTTGGTCAAACTCGTCATTGGAGTCTGCTGCATCAATAATGTCACCGTCTGTGTATGTAGACTGTCGTGTATAACCAGCCATTTAATTCTCCTTTAACGCCTTGCGGCTGCATCAAACTCTAACTGAAAGCCTTTAAGTGAGTAAGGCTCTGATGTACCATTGTCAACAACCCTTAGTGCTATTGCAAAACCACTACCTTCTACTGCCTGTCTTACCAAAGGTTGAGACTGTCCACCGTAAGTAACAGTACCATATGCTCCTGCTCCATATATAGCAACAATAGAGCTACTGTCAAATGGATAGGCTGCAGGTCTTGGGGCATTAGGGTCTTCATAGTCATATCGTAAAAACAAGTCAGAGTTTACTACACCTTCAGGTGCATAGTTAATAATAACCCTCTGGAAGTTTTTACGTATACCTGCATCACCCATAGTTAAGTCAGGTGATCTGTATCGACCAATTATGTTGTCTCCATCAAAAGTATTACCTTGCTCTTGTCTGTATACATATCCATCATATCCACCATGTAATACATATACTTTACCATCTTCATTTATAGAGTCAGTACAAGAAGGTTGTAACCCAAGTGTTTCAGAAAACTCATATCCTTCTTTTGATCTGTGAGCAATAACACCCTTTGTTGTTTTCTTTACAGACGTAGATGAGTTCACAAAGAATATTCTATACTGTGTCTTGTCAGGTACAATTAAAGAATCAAATTCATCTATCGTACTATGTACATTAAACAACTGATGTACTGGTGTACTAATACTTCCAAGCTCTACGTCACCGATACGTTCAGTACCAGCTACAGTTCTAAGACCATCTCTGCTTAAAAATACAATGTCACCTGCAAATTCCTGTATAGTAAATCCATTCATACATCCTATGTTACGAGATATAGGAACTAACTGAAAGTCAGCTACACTGTTACCAGATAGTTTAAATATACGTTCTTCACAGAATATAATAAGATCATTACGAAATGGAAACAATCCTGTAATAGGACTTTCTACTGCAATAGATCCTGCACCATTAGCAGGAGTAAAATCTGTAGCTGAATAAGGCGCACTAAAAACTACTTCTTGTGGATTACTAGACATACCTGCAAAGAATAAAGTGTTCTTATGTCCTGTTACAAACTTAGGGTCAGCAGGTGTACCTGTTCCATTTATGTCAGTTACCGAATTACCAGAGGCAAAGTATGAAGCAGGATTAGCTCCATCGGCAAATACTATTATATCTGTACCTCCCAAACTCTGCCTATAAAAAGTATACTTACTTGCACCTGTACGTCCTGTATCTATCTGCGTCCAGTACTGTGTAAGAGTAAGATTATCTGCATGTGCAGCGGCTGTAGTACTGTTTGCTCCTCTTGTACAACCTGTAAGTTGTGTAGTACTTTTACCTGTGTAAGTAATCTGTTCTGTACCTACAAGTATAGTACCTGTTGTACTAAAGTCTGCAGTACTGTCTAGTGTAAGGGTAGTAACTGAACTGTTAATTGCACCATTTAGTGCGTTACTTGCACCTGTAGATCTAAATACTTTAGTACCTCTAGCTGCTATTACCTCACCTTTGTGGTACGCAGACATAAGTACCTTTTCAGAAGTAGCAGAAGTATGAGGAACTAAGTTATTGTTCCATTTAGCATATCCATTTATCCTACGGTATCCACCCTTAATGTCAGGCTCAAAGTTTTGTAAC